CTCCTTTATTAAGTCACGCAAAGGTCGCTCTAAATAACAAGATATTACACCATAAAACTTACTTGTACCTGGCTGTGGATACATTTGTAAATATTGTGTCCTTGGGTCAAATTTCAGATCCCGCCTTGTAGCAAGTACCTTTTCCCTCATATCCATCCACTCTTTCATCGAATACCACGATATTAGATCAAATCCATAGTTACCCATTGCATAGCTAAAGTATGTCTGCTGCGCAAGAGTTTGTTCAAGAGTAAATAGAGAGTTAATACCTTGATTTGAACCTTCCTCAAACTCAACTACTTCAACTACCTTTCTATAATCCATTATATCATAATCAAAAACATTTGAGTATTGATTTGCAGTTGATTTTGTGGATTGTAAGGCAACAGACTTCGAAACTGACTGTCTGAACAAACTAGATAGGCTGCTATTATGTGTTGTAATTGCAGTATATAGCGCAGAATCAATTATCTCAAACTCTTGTATACCTTCGCTAAAGGTAGAAGATAAGCTTGCAGAGTTTACGAACCCGCTTGATGGTATTGTGGAAGTAGAAATATATACTGTACTAGGCGTATCCACTGTAAAGTCGGAGCCTGACCATACCGGTGCATTAGCTATCTTTTGTGCATCTGTTAGGCCTGCTTTTGTAAGAGTAAATAAATGATCTAGTCTAATTCCTTTATTATGCTCATATAGCTGTGAGCTAAATATTAAATATTCTGTAGTAAATCCTGCGAATTTCGAAAAATACTCACACGCTATTTGAATATTTTGAAAGAGTTGATCTTGATGTATCTCAAGAGTTATTAGCGGGTATCCAAGAGATCTTTTTATTCTATCACCTAAATTTGTAAATGTTTCAATCTTATTGCTAAGATTTGTAGATTGAAATGCTGAGACAGGTAAAACTTCACAAGCTAAAGACATATAACTATTTATACATTATGTAGCTGTATTAGGTGGTCCTTCAGTATTAATCGGTTCAGGCGTACCGCTAGCAGGTTCTGATGAAGGAGTAATACCTGCATCTGCAGGACCTCCACCGAACGCAGGTGGTATACCTGCAGCTTGACCACCGGGTAATTCAGGTGATACTTCCCCACCACCTACATCAGCTGCAATTAGTTGATCTCTCCATGCCGGGCCGAGTGTTGTAATCTGTCCAAGCTCCCATGTTAGCTCTGCATCCTTACGTAGAAATTCTCTATTTGCAAGTACATCCTTATCTTTCCAACCCAAATACTTTTTCTGCGCAAAAGTTTTTGACACAAACTCGTTCGTTGCTATATTTGTAAAGTTAGCGGATTTTTGCTCAAGTCGCTGACCTTCCCGCATCTCGTAAAAGTTTGTAGGTACATTAAACTTAACCTCTATATTATTATCAGTAAATTCAAGCTTATCCCAAAATCCTTTGAGTTGTAGGTGTGTTATAAATCCACGTTTAATACCCGCTGCAAATCGTTGTTGCTGTCTTATAATGAACCTAGCCATCTTAAGCTCTTCTCTTAACATTTCGGATCCATCTTTAAAGGTATCGGCTGAGTCGAGTCTTGAGGTTGACACTTTTAATGATCTATATAACTTCTTAATGAAATACATTAGATCGGTTAGCTCGCCTAAATTTGCACCACCTGGTAGTTGAGTTACAGATGAGCCGTCTGAACCTTGTCTTTTTGGAAACCAGAAGGCATCTAGCATAGATTGTGGATTGAATTTTTTAACTACATCAGTTTGATCAATATCAAATGTCTTACTCGACCAGTAGTTAGCAATTAGCTTCTTAATATAGGCCTCTTGTTTTGGTGCAGGCATATTACCTACATCAACGTTGAATACAAGTCTTTCTGGAGCTCGTACGAGTCTATAAATGACAATAGCATCTTCAATTAAAGATAGCTGACGATAGGCTCTTCTCGCGTTTTCGAGAAATGGTAATATGATTGTTTTAGATTCATTCATTACTCCTGAATTAACGTATATAACTTGATTTTGATCAAGTGGTATATGCTCTACTTTATCTTGCTTTTCAGGATGCTTAATATCAAAGACAGGCTTTCTATAGATAAACCCCTTAACCATCATATTCTGTATATTGTTATATACAGGGTCTATTAACTCTACGGGTAAATTTATTGCACCTAAGACACCTTCACTAATGTAGTCTTTATGTATAATAAGCTCAAAAAATACCTCTCCCTCAACGAGTAGCTGCCTGAAATATTGCCAGCCTTTTGTTTTAAGGTCAAAATAAGTAATAAATTTAGAAAACTCTTCTTCAACCTGCTCTTTATCTGATGCGCTTAGATCTACATTGCGAAACTTAATAGTAACTTCTTCCCCGTTTTCATCTGTATTAATAGCTTCATCGCAAAGCTCATCTAGTGCATCTGCTACTTCTGAATATGCCGCTATTACTCTATAATCTCTTATTCTACCACCTTTGTTTTCTTGGATGTTGGCATACATTACATCACCAAATGATGTATCTTTACCCATTGAGCCTAGAGGTAAATTATTAAAATCGTTTGAGAGAGCGACAGAATTTTTAGCTAGTGCCTCTGTTCTTCTTAATCCTGCATCAGCAAAGGTTCCATATTTAGGATTAAGGTTATTATTCTTAGTATCAATTATATTGGCATATGGAAGCTTATTCTGAATAAAGGCAGCTAAGCTTCGCCCAAAAGTAGATGCTCTACCATCGTCTCCTGTATAATTTTTATTTTGATTTGAACTAGTATCAGGCATCTAACATCTATTTATTCACGGGTTAATAAATTTAAAGCTATTTGTTGTATAAGATGTGGTCCAGCCTGCTTCATTACTGACTATAAAATTAAATGAGCCTGAACCTGTGAGTGTGGGTAAGCTTACTGATATTATATTATCAGATAGAATGGTATAGTTATTGGAACTAACGGCATATCCTGACACTGCCCCGGTATATGTAGAGGATAGTTTGACTACATTATTTGTAATATTACTACTTGAGCTTAACAATATATTTAGAGTTTCTTTAAAGTTATGCCCATGTATTACAAAATTATTGGTATTAGATAGCTGTTTATTTAATGTAAAGTTAGATATAATATGTTGAAGCTTTCCGCCTGTATTATAGAATATGTTTTCTATTTTAGGAATTGCGGATAAGCTTATAGTTACTGTACTACTGTATGAGGTAAGATTATTATATATGCTATCTATATCTTCTAATAATGGTATATTTCGTCTATCAGTATTAACAAGATTTGCATCAATAAAATAAATGCGCTTAGAGATGTCATTTACATTCTTAAAGAGCCAGCCTTTAATTGTAAATGAGGTATCAGCTATAATTCTAAACTTATCTGTATAAGTTACATCAGTTGGTTCAGTTAGACTTATATTTCCTCCCCATAAAACCTCAGATCGTATTTCATTTACCTGTGTATCTATATTGGTCGGCTCATTCCATGCTAGTATAATATATGGATTACTATAAGGCACAAAGTTTGATAGAATTTGATCCATATCTTGCATATATCTTGCAAGAATAGACATACTAACCTCTATATTAATAGGTGTAGGTGTTTTAATGTCAGTATTTTTCTCACCACCTGAGTTATATATACTATCATGTTTGTTAAATATTCGCGTATTATCTCTCGAAATACTTGTAACGTTAATAGCAACTACTGGTAGTGTTAAGTTCTGCGCTTTATTTACTATGTCATACATTACGCGCTGCTTAGGAGCAAGAACATATCTAACACCTATACTCTCGAGTGCTTTTTTATCTTTATCATATCGTTTGATGACGATATCATCAAATGCGCAAATAAATTGGGTTAGTAGAGTATGAATCTCCCATTGGTAAGTATATTGCTTCATATATTAATTACTTTATATATTTAAGCATAAATATAAGACTACAGAAAATATTCAACTTATACAAACCTATCTAGAAAATACTTAGGAATTTTATTTTTATTCTTAACTATACACTCTACGATAGCAGCATCAAGAATATAGGTTACACAATGATCCTTACCTGATCTAATGCCGCGACCGCATGATTGAATAAAAGAACTAAGCATTTTATTCATATACCAGCTACTATCAAGCTTCATCATTCGGCTTACCCTTTTATCATTAGTAGGTAGATAAGGCGCTTTAATAATAATTTGAAATCTCGCGAGATCATCTTTTAAATCTACACCATGCGACATAGAGGGTGAAGCCATAACTGTCGGCTTATTACTACTATAATGCTTTTCGAGAAGTTCTTCATTACGTATGCCAGGCTCTCTAAACAGCATACGATCATCAGTAATATTATCCTGTAAATACTTGGTGATGGTGTTAGTTTGTGTATGAATAAGGCCTTTTTCATGTTCATGGTGGTTACATATTTTTTTAATTTGACTAACAATTATAGGTAAGTTAGTATTTAAGTTACTATAGTTAAGCTTTACTTTAGTATTCACATATATAGGTGCTTTTTTAGGATCAAACGTAGAATCAGCCTCTATGTACTTATAACTATCGATACCTAATGTCTTGCAAAAATTATAAGGGTCTATTATTGTAGCTGACATTAGTATTACTCTGTCAGCACATTTAAAGAGATGGCTAGCGAGCTGATCAACTTTAAGAGGAGTTAAATTAATGCCTTTTGGGGTACGCTCAAAGAGATACTCACTATCATGCCAGGTATCGATAATCATTCTTAACTTACTATGTAAATTGAGTAAGAGACTTAATTCATTCTTCTTCTCGCCTTGCACGAGTGGCGTAAGTTTTGAGAGCCTCTTTGTAAGTATATCGCGGATTTCCTCTATTTGCTCAGCCACATCTTGACATAGCATATTAATCCAGCGACCTACATGACCATAATTATCATCACTTGGAAAAGGTCTAACTATAACTGATGCTTTTTTAAGTATCTCAAAGTTAATGTTACACGAGAACTCTTTTACGAGTTGATCTTCAAGTTCAGAAGCTTCATCACATATAAGATATTGCTTCCGCTTAACATGATCAGGTAGAGCAAAAAACATATTATAGTTTAATGTTGCAAATGTAGATAGTATAGCTTTATTCTTTGCAGCGTAATAAGTGCAGCTGTTCTGCTTACAGCAACTTTCTTTCAAAGACTTAATATGAACACACGGTGCATTCTCTACAGTAAAGTTTGTATCGTAGGTACATTGATAGTTTGATTTACCTTTTAAAACATCAACATCATCAAACAGCTCTTTATATTGATCTTGCAATGCTTTAGTTATCGTTAGTGCGAATGCTCCAAACGGTTCCTGCATATTTGCATCTTCTTCATCTTGATAACCGCCGAGATTGTTTTGCTTAAAGATTCGGTAAGAGTTTACTAAGTCCTTAAACATATCTGTAGGCGGATTAGACGTATTGCCTAGAGTTTTCGAAATAAACGATTTACCCGAACCAGTTGGCGCACTACATACAACAAACTTAAATCCTTCGTCAAATGCTGTCTCAATGCTTGTTATAAGATCTACTTGCGATTTATTCGGTTTAAAGTTGCTAGGAAAGCTATCAAGAAGTCTCATATTAACTAATTATATATTAGTTTCTTAATTAATCGACGTTATAGTAACAGTATTATTATACGTTTTATATGCAGTTGAAGTACTGCATTTTTTAAGCATCATCATAACTGGTAGAATATTGCTACACATCGCACTTAACCTATAATCTAACATGCAGCTATTTGCCGCTTTGTTGTACTCCATACTATATGGATATGGAAGCTCGAGAATCTTAATATCTTTATTTTCTAACTCTATATGTATTTTAATAAAGTATTGCTTTGTATTAAAAAGTGTTATTTTACCACGACGTAGAGTTTTATGTTCACATTTAATTACAACGGTTGATTGTAAGAAATGCTGCAGGATGCTGGTGTAGTAATCAAAACTCATGAGTTCATAAATTGTATCTTTCCCTCTGTGGACATAGGATATATTTCATCGTTAAATATTTTCCAGAAGGTATCGTCTGCAGGCATTTCTCTCAACACTTCTACATTATCTAATGATATTGTCCGATAGTCCTGCATTAATATATCAAACACGACACATACATTAGCTCTAGCTTCGTTTATATGAGCAGCTGTTTTAGGAGGTACGTAATTTAAGATAACTCTACCGTTTGTTGTTTTAAGTAGGTCGTATGACTTAGTGCATATCATCCTTCGCGATGGTGATTTATCCTTTGTTTGTATACGTCTAGTAAACCGTATATCGAGGACGTTATCTAAAAGAAGTTGCTCAAGCGTTGATTGTGATACTTTCATTTTCTTTTGGTTTACAAATTCCAAATACTCTATCTTCATTCAAAAATACACCATTTTTAATAATGCCATGATCTTTAATAGCCATGTTAGCTATTGTCACACCGAGGTTATTAGGAAACACAACGATATCACCTACTTTAGTATATTGTGCATGTGGACCTACTAAAATTACTTTAGCCTTTCTCCAGGCCTTTGTCTGTGCGTTTGTAGGAATATATATTCCGTTACGCATAAGACCATCTTTGTCATCCGATAGATCAATATATTCTACAAGTAGAATATCTGCAAAAATAAAACTTAACTCTAAGTCTTCTAATCCAAAATCTCCATCGGAATGAGATGAAAGGTCTATTAGACTTTTCATCGGTGCAAGTGTATCGATACTTCTTGATGCCATATTATTTAGTTATGCTTTGTATTGTGTAAGTCAAGGTATAGTTTTACCTCGCGTTGTGATATCATTTGGTTGCGAGCAATAATAGGAATATTTGTATCTTCCTTTTCCTCCGTTTCTTTCTTCTTTTTTACGTAAGATATTTTCTTAAATTTTTGTATTGGTATTAGATTATAATACAGCTTATACATCTCACTCTTATCATCTAGTAGACCGGTAAAACGATTTAGTGTCTCGTTTACAAACACTGCTTGACTAGCGTCATAAAACGAAAGCCATCTATTTACCATATAGGGAGTAAATTGCTGAAGACCTTCACTGTCGAGATCTTCGGCAATAGTCTTTCTACTAAAAATTAACTTTCTTAGTAAATCGAAGAAATTCATACAATGATCTTACTAGTTGCAATTTGGATATCTTTAATTTCACTATTAAAGTAATTAACCACATGCTCGATAAAGGCTTGAATCTCATCTTCGT